TCAGAATCTAAAAACCTTAAGTCGGTATCATCAAAGCTTGATAGATTTACTTTACTTCCTCGCACATTTATGTGCGATGGTATCTTAAACTCACCCTTAGATTCTTTAGTGTTAAAAGATATAACTGTATTCAAGCCCAGCTTCACAGCCTTAATAAAATTATTAATACACTTTGTATTGTTGAAGGATGCTGAGTAAGTTAAGTGATAGTTAGGTAGTTTATTTTTCTTAACTCTAGTTAAGATCTTAGTGTAATCATAAAACTGCACGTTAGGCAGCGACACAATTAGATCAGACCAATCCACATCACTAGTACCATTGAGGCGAATGCAATAGTTATCTGTTTCGTTCTTAAGTATCTCAGTTCTGAGGCGGTCTTTAAAACCATCGGGATCTTTAAGATATTGCACCGTCCTTCTAGTCATAGCCAACTGTGATTGATTCATTGCAAGCCTACCGGAAGTTTTACCTAAACACTCATTCTCACACCCAGCAGTAGTAGCATAGGCACATAAAGTCTTAGTAGCTACAGCATTTGATGGTTGCAAATACAATATACCTGTAGTATAATCTTTTAATTTAAAGCCTTTTAAGACCTTAGTAGAGCTATTAAAACCTAACAAAGGATATTTATAATTATATATATAATCTTTGTAGGGCTTAATAGTCTTCAAAGCTGTTGAAGTTATTAGATCCATATTCTTCCTACTTATTTACTTTCCTAAATTCTACCCTACGCTTAAGTTCTTCCTGACATTTTGAAGCGGCATCAATAAAGAGATAGGTAGAAGAAGCGTGACAACTATTAGATTTATTCCAATACTTAAGTCCCATTTCAGCCACTTGAGAGTCCGACAAAGACTCCAACATATCTGCAATGAAAAGACTAGCCCTCATCTTTACTCCTAAATTATTCTATCTTTCTTTAAGCCATTGTAGACCATTAACACAAAGCACCAGCTAAGTATTGCACCGAACAGCAGAAAACATACTGCAAAAACTAACAAGCCGCCATCTAAAATAGTACCATTCAGCACCATAGACAGCAGTATAGTTCCACTATAAGTACTAATTGCTATTGCTACTAGTACCCAAGCTGCTAAAACTATTAATCCAAGAATCATAGAGTTCTCCTAAAAAGGAATTGTAAAGCCCCCGAAGGGGCTGAATTATATTAAGAAGGATAATAAGGCTTATAATCCTCCGACTTTAAGTTATCAAACCACTCTAAGAATTCTTCATACGAAGCAAACTTAGGTACATAAACAACTAAAACTTCTTCAACTATTTCCAACTACACAGCCTCCGCTTCTTCAATTTCTAATTCAGGTATCTCCAGAACTGTTAATAATTTCTCACAACATTCTTGTTTACGATCAATTAAATTTATAGTGTGCTGTTTTGTTTCAATAAGAAGTTCAGTAATTTTATTTTCCACCCTTAAGTCTACAAGCCGATCACCAGACTCAGGTACTACAATACCTTCTAATTGTTCTGCTAGAATTTTTTCAGCTTTTATTTCATCGTCAATACGATCTATTTCTTTCCGTAAATTAATTAATGATAATCTTCTACTCATAACAACTCCAAAAGTTACAAAGAAATTATAAAGCCCCCGAAGGGGCTTAGTCAAGTTTAGATCATTCCAAGGTCAGCAGCAGTAGCAATTCGTGGAGCCGAAGAAGTCTTAAAGTTCTTTGAGACTTTGCCTTTGGCAGTGATCGGAGCTTCTTGATTCGGCTTCAGATCCTCAGTTTTAAGTACCTTAAGGTACTTAGCAGCAGCCGAGTTCTTCGCAGTAATCTTTTTGACATTGAACAGTTTGTTGATGTCACCAGCCAAAGGCTCACCGTCATGCACTGATTTAATTACAGCACCGAATCGGGCCTTGAGTTTATTAAACTCAAATCGCTTCAGATCATTCTCACCGATAAACTTATACGCCAAGGTCGCAGCAACTGCATAGATTGCTTTGTTGGTAGCGGGACGAGTCATATCAAAATTAGCCATATTAGTTTCCTAATCGTATTTTTCGGTGCCAAGCAGCATCGGCTCGGCGGTTTCTAAACCTCTATATTTTCTTAAGAGGTCGTAAGACCTCCTCTTAAGAAAATATAGAGTTTATTAAATCTATAAAACCTAAGAGGTTTTATAGATTTAAGAGGTTAAAAGACCCTTTGGGTCTTTTAGATTGGGAAGTCTTTAGCTCTTCTTAGGAAGAGCTAGATTGGCTTTGAGGTCGGTGGGCTATTTAGTTTTCAACTTGTTGAAAACTATGAAGATCTTCTAAGTAATACATTACTTAGAAGACTCTAAAGCCTTTCAGTTTACTTTGTAAACTAGAAAGGCTTGGGAAGTCTCAGCCCCTTAAAGTCTCTAGAGACTTTAAAGATCTATTTAGTTTCTAAATAGATTGGGTTCCAGACTATAAAGATTTTAGAGATCTTCTTAGATCTCTAAAGGGGCGGGGCAGGAGGCCATGGGGGGTACTGTATATATATACTAAATCATATACATTTTAGGAAGATTTTGAATGTAAACCAGCTTAGCCGGATCTTCAAAGCCCTACTAACCTCCATATGAGCCAAAAGTAGTTTAGCCGGGTCTTCAAAGACTTTAAAGAGGCTACCTAGATATAGGTATAGCCCCGGTGGGTCTATGGATATTATAGAGTTCAATTTAACATTTGTCAAGAAAAAACTTGACAAATGTGTAAACCACTTCTATAATAAGAGAATGAAAAAAGAATTGACAACAAAACAACAAACTTTTCTAGATCATTTAGTTGATACAGGAGGTGATCCTAAGCAAGCAGCCGAACTAGCTGGCTATGCTCCTAATACTCATTGGCAAGTAACTAAAGCTTTAAAGAATGAGATAGTGGACTTAGCATCTAGTATTTTGGCTCAGTCTGCACCTAAAGCTGCTATGAAGCTTGTGCATGTTATGGAGTCTGATCAGCCTATGCCTCAAGTCAATCAAAGACTTCAGGCCGCACAGACTATTTTAGATAGAGTGGGACTAGGCAAGGCAGACAAATTAGATGTCAGCCATAAAGTTGAAGGAGGGATTTTTGTGCTACCTGCTAAAGAAGAGGTAGTAATTAATGTTGAAGCGTAGGACAAGTTCTACAATTCCTTTTGGTTATGTTCTTTCTGAAGATCCTTTGTTTCTAGAAGAGGTTCCAGAACAAATAAAAGTCTTAGACGAAATTAAGCCACTAATAAAAGAAAGGGCCTTGAGTTTGCGCGAAGGCGCTACTTGGATAGAACATAAAACAGGGCGTAGATTAAGTCACGCAGGTTTAAAAAAGATTGTAGAAAATGGATGATTGGGAAATAAACCCAGATGCTTACCAAAAAGACTCTGATGGGAATTTTGTTTTAAAGAAAGACGGAACTCCTAAAAAAAGATCTGGTAGGGCTAAAGGATCTAAATCAAGAGGATATAATTATCACTCTACTACGAAAAAGAAAATAGAAGCTCGTAGAGCTGTTAGGTTAAAAGAAAAAAGACTAGAAAAAACACGTTCTAAACTTAACGCTTACAAAACTTCTTTATCTGCTTCTAAAGAAACTTTAGCCAAGCTAGATAATTCTGAATCATCTACTAAAGGTAAAATAATTACAGAAGATAATGTAGTTGCTTTACCTAAAAAACTTAAAGAAGAAGCATTAGAAAATGTAATCTTTAGGCCAAACGAAGGGCCGCAGACAGATTTCTTGGCGGCAGGTGAAACAGACGTATTGTACGGTGGCGCAGCAGGGGGTGGTAAATCCTATGCTATGCTCGTAGATCCCCTGAGATTCGCTCATAGGGCTGCTCATAGGGCGTTAATATTAAGACGCTCCATGCCTGAACTCAGGGAGTTAATAGATAAGTCTAGGGAATTATATCCGAAGGCTTTTCCGGGATGTAAGTTCAGAGAAGTTGAAAAGATCTGGACATTCCCATCAGGGTCTAAACTAGAGTTTGGATACCTTGAGCGAGACGCAGATGTGTATAGATACCAAGGTCAAGCATACTCTTGGATCGGCTTTGATGAGATTACACATCTTAATACAGAATTTTCTTGGAACTATTTAGCATCACGTTTACGAACAACTGATCCTGAAATAGAACCATATATGCGTTGTACGGCGAACCCCGGAGGGGTCGGCGCGACTTGGGTAAAGAAGAGATATGTGCTACCCAATGAGCCTAATGAAAGTTTTACAGGTGCTGATGGGTTGACACGCAAGTTCATACCTGCTAGACTAGAAGATAATCCGTATCTTGCTCAAGATGGAAGATACGAACAAATGTTAAAAGCATTGCCAGATATACAACGAAAGCAATTACTAGAAGGTAATTGGGATATAACAGAAGGTGCTGCTTTTACAGAATTTGATGTAGAAGTTCATGTTATTCCTCCTTTTGAAATCCCAATAGGATGGGAAAGGGTAAAAGGTATTGACTATGGGTATGCTTCTGAAAGTGCTTGTATTTGGGGTTGTGTTGATCCTACTGATGGCACCCTTATAATTTATAGAGAGTTATATCGCAAAGGTCTGACAGGCGTAGATTTAGCTCAACTTATAACTAACATGGAATTACAAGATCCTTTTTCTGTACAAGGCGTATTAGATACAGCAGCATGGAATAGAACAGGAACTACAGGCCCTACAGTTGGAGAAACACTTCAACGAGGAGGGCATAAGTTGCGAAGAGCAGATAAAAATAGAATTCAGGGTAAGATTCAAATACATGAATACTTACGAGTACAACCAAGTGGCAGACCAAAGATACAAATATTTAGTAACTGTCCTAACTTGATACGTGAACTACAAAGTATACCGTTGGACAAATCTAATCCTGAAGATGTTGATACACATGCACCTGATCACGCTTACGATGCGTTAAGGTATTTAATTATGTCAAGACCCAAGGTCAATGATATATTTAATCAGTTTAGACACATGAGAATGGAACAGGCTTATACGCCCGTAGATTCAGAATTTGGATATTAAAGGAGAACATAAATGTCAAATCCAGTTGTAAAAATTAGAGATACAGGACGTAACTCTTCACGTACAGGAGATGTACGAGAACTTGCTGATAATGTAATTACTTCAGCTACATCAACTACTACAGGTACGATTGCTGTAACTGCTGCTGCTACTTACGACGTTAGCTTTACTCAACCTGCTGACACTTCAATTAAAAATCTTATTATGATTGCTAATGGTAACTTGGTTACTGCTGGTGCATCAGGTGATGATATTGACTTTGATTTAGGAACAGCAGCAGGTGGTGGACAGATTATTAATGAAAAAGCGATTGCAGACGATGGTGGGAGTGCTGTTACTATTACAGCTAACACCCCTCTTTATATTATTGCTAATGGTGTACCAGCCGCAGCTAATGCTTTTTCTACGATGAGCGGTGGCCCAGCTACTTCAGAAGCTATGACGCTTTCAGCATCATTGTATAGCGCTGCTGCACGTACACTGCACATTCGTCTAAAGCCTCTTGCAAATGACTTGGCTACAGCAGCAACTACGGCTACGTTTATTGTTGAGTTTCAGCATCTTGGCGTAACTCCTAGCTAAACATGGCTGAAACTAACTTAACATCTAACGAACTCTACTTTCAACAAGAAGAGGATGAGCAAGGAATAAACCTTACTCTTGAAGAGAACCTACAAAACAATCTTGTAGGTTTAATTCAAGATAGATTTCTTTCTGCTGAGAATGCAAGAGACTTAGATGAGTCACGATGGCTTACGGCGTATCATAATTATCGTGGATTGTATGGTAAGAATGTAAGATTCCGTGAGTCTG